CACAATCGCATAGAGTGCACTCAGCCTAGTTATAACTGTCTAGAGTTTGTGTCAAGTGCGCACTGTGTGTTGGCACAGCTAGCACTTTCAAATGACCGTAGATTTAGTGTGGCTAGAGTGGATTTATAATGGCGTCTAGGGCTGCACGTGCGCTTCGTACAGCGTGTTTAGATGTTGAGGTATAGTGCGGGCTATCAAAGTTATTTAAGTAGCTGTATGCGCAGAGTTAACGCTGTATTTAAAAAAGCGTTAACCGCTTCGCGGCTGGGCGGATCTAGCGCTGGGCGCTTCGCGCTTGTTCTGAATCGCGAGCTGTGTAATTTACGTTAATTATAAATCGCTGAGATGAGTTAGTTGGACTATTTGAGCTATGGTATGTTAGGCCATCAAACCAGGCCATTTGATTTGCTCGTGGTGTAATAGTATAGTCCACTGTAGGTGTTTTTATATGTTGTTTATAATATTCCGTTTGATCTAATCCTCGTTGAGGGTCAAACCTTTCTTTGTACATAATAGTGTCGCCGTCGCAGTCATTGAGATAGAACAGTGCAGTGCGGTGTGCAAAATCGGTATCGACATGCGGGTCTGCTATATGATTTTCAGGAGTCATTCCTGTTACACTACATCGTATTCTAATAATGTCAATGTCAGTTTGGCCCGATCTACTCAGTGCATCTCCCACAGCCATTTCTAAGTACGGAGCAAGGTGTGTTTGGCTGAGATCTTTGTGATAGGCAATGTGCTGCCACTTGTGATTGCCCAGATGCACTGTTTCTCCATCTCCGTAGTAGTCTGTTATGCACACAAACCAAGGCATGTCTCCTCCTGTAATCAGTTGTTGTACCCGTTGTAGTTGCCAAGGGCTCCATATGTTTTGAAATAAATTGTTCATGTTGTTCCTTTCATTAAGTGTGTGTATTCAAAGGTTTGATCAGTGTCGTATACAGCTAGGTGCACAGCGCCGTTCTTGAGGTGGAAACGTTTGGCCATGTCTGTGAGAGGACTTAGTGTTACCCAACGAGTGACCTCTGGTCTAGTGTTGCGTATGTGTTGTGCTAGTGCGTTGACTATGCGAGTACCGCAGCCTCGTTCGTAACTCCACACAGTGTAGAATACCGCAGTGTCAGTACTTACTGCTAGTTCACCGCTGGCACTGCTGAACCAATCTAGTTCTAGTTCGTTTTTGGGAATTGCATTGGTGTATGCAACACAGATAATAGCCAACGGATGATCACTTGGTTCATCAGCAACAGCATATTGATCTTCGTATAGTGCCCACACTTGTCTGCCCTGTGTGGTTCTAAACTCTGCTGTAATATGTGCACGTACTGGATCGTCTAGTACGTACTGCTGTGCTTGTGCTGATGTTAGTAGTTGGATCATGATTACTCGTCGTCTCCTAGATTGTTTAGAAATTGTCTTAGTTTGGTGCTGTCTGTAGCAGCTCGTACTTTGGGCGCGGTTGCACCATCTGTTGGATTTTCTGATGCATTGTTGGTGCGCTTGAGACTGTTGACAATTGAGCTTGCTCCTGAGCTTGCTCCTGCACTGGAGTACGAGTCGTCATCATCTTGATCGCAGTCTATGATGCGCAGTGTGTCTACGTCAAAGCCTAGGTCAATCTTTTGTCCTACGCCCGAACTGTTACGTGTCTTCATTAGCTGTAACTGATAGCGTCCGCGTTCACGCATTGCTCTAGATGTAAAGATACCAAACACGTTGTCTGCTGTTTGTATCTTGCTCAGTCCACCTGATATGTGCGAGTGGTCAAATTCAATTTCTTCAACTGCTCCACGATTCAACTGTGCTGCTGTAACAAACACACACTGTAATTCCATTGCCAAGTTACGTAGTTCTTCACTCACATACTTGTCTTTGATAAACAAGTTCTCTGCACTTACTTTCATACTTGCTGGCATGAGCAGGTCCAAGTAGTCAATTAGTAGTACGTCTACTTTCTTGCCTGACTTAATCTCATACTCTTTGATGTAACTACGAATGTCGTTTGCTGTCTTGCCACTTGGCATATACTTGACCTGCAATGCTCCACTCTTCTTGCCAATCATGCGTACTTTAATTTCAACATCATCAATCTGCTTAAAGATATCGCGTGTGCTGATTCCTGTAAGCATACTATCAATACGCATACTTACTAGACTTTCTGCAAGCTCAAGTGTAAGATACATAACGTTCATACCTTTCTCAGCCATGTTAACGCCGATGTTAGCAAGGAACAAACTCTTACCTGCACCCGAACCACCTGCAAAGATGTTCAGCTCGCCTCTGTTAAAGCCACCAAACAATTTCTTGTCCATAGCAGCCCAACCTGTGCTCACTTGTCCGTTTGTATCTTTAATTGATTCTAGTCGCTTGCGCGGATCAGCAAAGTAGTCTGTGCCCAAGTCTTTCTGTAAACCAATCTGTACAGCTTTCTTTACTAGTTCTTCACAGCTACCATACTCGCCTTTCTCAAGCAAGTCAGCACTCTTAAGAATAGCCGCTTCTAATGCTTTGTGTCTGCTAAACGTTTCAAACTCTGCAAGCAACCAATCATAATGATTCTCTTGTAGCACACCTGGATCTTTCAAGTCTGCTCGAGTTGCAGCGTTTAACATATCAAATGTAGGCAGGGCATTGTGTTCTGTAACATACTCTGTTAAGAACTTTGCTCCGTCATGCAAGCGTCTATCAAATGCATCAGGATCAAATACCGCCTGGCATCGAACAAAGCTTTCAGCATCGCTCATCATCATTTCAAGATACACTTTCTGTATCTCATAACCGTAGTCTGTATTTTGTCTAGTACTCATATTACTATTATATACTCTTTAATTAATATTGTCAAATGTTCATTTTGCTTTTAAGATGAGGAATTATTACCTTTCGGCAGAATAACAGATGTTGATCAGAAGATGGATGATTGTCATTAAGCATATTAGGCAAGTCTGATGCATTTGCAAATTCCATCTCACCTTCTGTATCAAAGAAATGATCAAAATCAATTTGCTCATACAAATGAACTAAGCTAGGGTGTGCTGTCATTGAGGCATGATCAAGCATCAATACTTCACTTGTAGTGACACCCATAGCATAGCATATTTTATATTATGTAATTTTAAATAATTTTGTGTTCTAATAATATGTTCTAGAGTTTGTATTTGTGAATACACTTCGTCGTAGATGTATCTGTAATAGTTTCTAGCCTGGGGTATCTTCCAATGGGCGTTATATAAAATCCAGCCACCGTCGACGTCTTTCTCAACTACACGAGTTGGATTGTCCATCCATTCGTCTAAATTTGATCCGTGTTTAAGTCTAAGAATTACATCTCTGTCATTCGAGTATTGTTCATGCCTCGAAGGACCACTCCACATAATACATGCTAAGATATCTTCAGGCTTCTTAACTTTAAGTTGCTCGTGTACACTATGTATTAGCTTTCTAGATATTAGACCGTTTCCTTGACTGCCTAGCCCCAAGCTTATGAATTGGTCTGTTGGAAATTTAGTTCTATCAACTAGTATACGTTGTAGGTGTATTGGCCAGGTTGTTTCATTGGAAGTCTCGGCAAAACTACATCCTGATGTAATTAGTACTTTATCTGTTCCTTTAGCTTCAGGTGGCGTAAATCGGAATGACTTTTGTGCTCTTAGCTTCTTCTTTGCCATTAGTGCCATTGTCCTTTTAATATTATTCGTTGTTTTGTCTTTGCTAGTACTGCGCCTATACAACTACCTGGGTCGCCTGGGTTCTGCGGTACGTGTACTGTGTCCCATTTATCTCTAAGCAAGTCTACTGCGTCACGGTTAAGTGCGCCACCGCCTGCTAGTGCTAGGTGCTTGCAGCCTGTGTATACTTTTGTCCATGCTGCTATGTTGACAACACAGTATTCAAACACTGCTTGTGTGGCTGCTGCAATGTCGTTCAAGTCTTCTTGGCTAGTTAGTTCAGGCCTCCACCAGCTAACACCTCGATGCATATTCTCACGCATCTTAATGTAAGGGTCTGCACCTATGCCAGTTGTTTGTACTAGCTCTTTCATCATATCAAAGAAGAACCTATGCTTATCTCCTTTGGCTCCCCACTGGGCTACTAAGTATTCATCACGCTGTGCTTGTAGGCCTAGTCGTTGTGTCATAGCACTGTAGAACAATCCTAGGCTATGTGGATAGCCCTGACTGTGTATTTTCTTTAGCGTGTTGTTCTTTCCGTGCCATATTGTCAAGGTCTCAAACTCGCCAATGCTGTCTAAACATACTACTGCACACTCGTCTTCGGGTTGCGTGTAGTACGCATAGGCTGCATGGCTCAAGTGGTGTTGGGTATATTCTATTGGGCAATGAATGCCGTACTCTGTTAGATAACGATGTATGTTGTTCTCTTTGCCTAGCCAGCCTTGCCCTGCATAAAACTGTCTTAGTGTTTTAAGGAATGGGCGCTCGTACCAAATAACTTTGTTAGGTTTACCTAAGCGCATTGCTCTACGTATTAGCTTCTTGTTAAGGTGTGGATCGTTTGGTATCTTACTAAAGTCTTTAGCAAGTCCCGCCCATTTTAAATTGTCGTTTTTAAATACTGCAATGCTTGCATCGTGACTATTGCCAACTATGCCCCAAGTAATCATATTATTATATCCACTGCTGTTCCTGGCTGTTTGTAAGGATCTTCATGTCTTCCTTGTGCATTGTATGTTACATATTCAACTGATTCTACTACCTTAGCACCTGCACGTTCTACATGCTTAACATGCGATACATGTATATCATCTCCGACATATTGTTGTCGTTTAAAGCTGCTTACAACTTGTGCTGCGCCTACTGCGTCAATCATTTATATATAAATGGGTCACGTTTTTTAAGCTCTTTCATACGCTTGCGGAACTTAATCTCTTCTTTAATTTTGTGGTAGGGCCATGTTATCCATCCCCATACTTTCTTGCAGATCTTTTTTATACGAACCATTTTTTTGCTCTCAGTCTAATTTTAAGTGGGCTAGTTTCAGCAGCACTAGCAATACTGTATAAAGTATATAGTCTACCATACTTATCTACGCAATCGCCTACATCATTAATCTCTTGGTCCCATTCAGGTAAGCTAACTCCCCAGCCTCTACTAATGGCATCTTCTACAAGTTTCTTGCCTGCGTGATCTCTGTCAGGTACAACTACAATCTCTTTGCCTAGTCTGTTAAGCAGTAATGCTTGTGCATCATTAATCTCACTACCGCCCAGCGCACATCCGTCTATGTGAATAGCATCCATTGGACCTTCAACAAGTATAGCAAACTCTTTATCATACGTTTGTTTGTCTAGTCCGTATACAAATCCTGGTTGCTGTTCGTTCATGTACTTAGGCTTCTTGTCTGCTGTAATAGTTCTACCAGTCCATCCTATAATACGCTGTTCAAAGTAAAAAGGAATAATAAGTCTATCCCTGTATGCAAGACTTGGACACCAGTAGTATTCTGTATCATCCAAGTCCAAGTTACGAGTTGCTATGTATTCAAGTATAGCCATGCTAAACTTATTAAACTCTGTAATGTCTGTAATCTTAACTGCATCAGGTGGAAGAGGAACAGTTTCAAACGTAGGTATTTCTATCTTACGCTCTGCTACTTGCACACCTTCGTTTATACGCATTACATCGAACGTGAGCTTAGTTATGCTATCATCAGTGCAACCCAGCCACTGTAGAAGCTTACGTAGCTTCACAGACACCGCTCTACCTGGTTGCCAACTAGCTTTATATCCACAGTTAAAGCAGGAATAACTTATGTGGTTGCCGCTGACAATCATGCCGCCTCTACCTCTTGTGTCAGCAGTGTTGCCGTTGTGATGGCAACACGGCGCATTTCCGGAGATCCATCCACTTGGAGTAGTTTTTGTTTTTCTTCCTAATTGCCAATAAGACAATATTATTTCGCAGATGCTATTTGTCAACACGAGTAACTTTCCACTTGTTTAAGTTTTTTTGTTCTCTAATAGTTATAGTGTCTTGGTATAATTTTCTGTACGCATTAAAAAGTTGCCAATAAGTTACGCCAAGTTCTTCTTTGTTTTGTTCCGAGAACTCTTTTAATCCATTGTCTGCATAATAGACGCCTCCTTCTGGGGATTCTATAACATAAGTACCTTGATGAGACTTTTTCTTTTTTTCTCGCGTTTCGTCACTGTCAGGATTAGTGTTGTATCTTTTCTTCTGAGCAACAGAACTATTGTGAGATTTTTGCTGTTTCTTTTCTTCGGTCATAGTTTGATACCATTTTGTTATAACACGACTAGCCGATTCGGAGTCTAACCCGTCGCCGCCATAAGTCATATTATATCCTTTTCCTAACGTGTAATATGTCTCGAGCTTATTAATATAGTAAATTTCTTTATCATCAAGTTCTTTTTTAGACCAAGTGCTACTCTCTTCAACTACTTCAAATTTCATATTCTCTATACCGTACTTGCGTATAGAATTAAAAATATATCTGTTAGTTTTATCATTATTAGCAGACTTTTTGTACCACTGTATTTTTTCGTCAAGGGTTGAAATAGTTTGACCAATGTATTGCTTACTGTTTGGCGCTGTAATTTTATATATTATCATAGCAATATTTATACAGTCCGCAGTTAAAACAAATTTAATCTGAAGATTTGCCACCCACTAGGAGTAGTCTTACGCTTTGAAGGCAAGTGTGCTGTTACTGTGTCGGATACAATACTCATACTACTATTATAGCATCAATATTATGTTTGTCAATTAATTTCTGACTAATACTTTAGTTATTTTGTCTGCTGGATTTGCTGTTGCTTTAAAACGTATGTGGCTAAACACTCCGTTAAAGTTAACAGGAGTTGGTGTAGTTTCCGATCCACCTAGCTGCATAGTCGCAATATCAGCCCACTGTGTGGTTCCTGTAACTTGGTTATCCAAAGTAGCTTGTACTATTATATCACCTATGTACGAGCTTGTATATGCTGCTGCGGTATGCAATGCTTCGTTGCCGTTAATACCAGGTTGTGCGTCAACTGTTTCACTATACCACGTGTTAATACCAACTCCTTCTTGTTCGAAAGAAGTGACTGAATATGAGTTGAGCGGGCCTGGGAACGTTGTTCCATTAACATATATAACTCCGTCATTACCAAAGTTAGGTTGTGAATATGTAAGGACTTTGTCACCATCTGTTTCTACTAGATAGATATTGTAGCTGAGATATTGTTGTTTAACATTCAATAACTCATTTTCTGTTACTGTAAGTTTAAACTTACCTCTAGTAACTGTTGATCCGTCGTCTAATATTGTAGCATCTTTTTCTAATACCATTTGATTAATTTCATCAAATGCAACAAACTTTGGCGTATACGATGTAATATCTACAGGCTTCTGATCTGCGTTTAACAATCTAAATTCTAGCACATTGTCTATGCCTTTATATACTTGAAGCTGTTTACTATACACTGGTCTGTACTCCGTAATAAATCCCGCCATATTTGCTATGACAGTGGTTGTATGGTTGCATAAATATCTAGGTAACAATTGCATACTAATATTTATCGGAATTACATGTTAACTAAAGATATACAAGAAAATTTTCCATTCCTAAGCGTAGTAACATACGGCGGTAACGAATACATCGGAATCATTATCAATCAAGATGTGACTGTAACAAGTATGTATATCTACACAGACATTAAATCAGAGCTTGAACAACGTGCATTCCTAGAACTAGGTGAAGCGTGGTGGTGGGAATCAAATCGAATGATTCCTATTAATATATTTTTACGTGGTGAGATAGAACCATTTAGATATTCAATTATGACTATGAATTCAAAAGATGTTAAAGTAACTATAGGGCCATGCGTTAATTTAAATAACTTATCAGTTAAACGCATTAAACGCAAAAGTGTTCAACTAGTTCGAAGACCTAAGGACTAAGTTCTTCACATAGTAAATTCATGTGTACTACGCATGCCACTGCGTAGGAGGTGCCGTGTGCTTTCTTGAAGTAGTAACTATTGTCTGTCGGTTTCGTCCACACTTCTTGAAAAATCAAATTCCAATTGCTTCCACTCAAGTGCCGTTTCGCTGGTCGAATGATCGCTAGTGTTGCTGCCAATTGCTCTACCGACGACGGTTTCAATTGCTTCAATAGTTTGCCGTGCCCGTTCAGATGAAAGACTTTGTCGCTGAAGTCCGTGTGTTCCAGAAGTTGCCATAGGGGTTCTCTTTCCATTAATTGTGTTAAGTGTTCATTATCCCTAACGTCTTTATAGATGCTTACGTTAAGGAAGTCTAATTTAAAATAGCCACGTTCGTCTGCTGCCTTATGTTCAACCGTAGCCAAGTTGTCAATAGGGTTGTGTGGAATCTCCGTTGCGTAGACTCCGGTGTTGTGCTTCTTGCCTGTGTTTAACTTTGCCACACGATGTTCTAGTTGAGATAATATAATATCTCTGTCTGCAAAGTCAATATCAATATCCATTTAGTGCTGTACTCCGTTTATAATGTCATCTAGTGCTTTTAATGTTACATGGTAATGTAACGAATCTTCTTCACCCCATGTTTCACAATAGTCTTTTCCTGCCTTGTCTGCAAGTTCTTTACTGCTGTACACTCCGTGGAAACGATTCCATCCATCTCCTATTTTTTTAAAGGTATGCACGATATATATGTTAGTAGTTGTATTCATTTTGTAATTTTACGCAAGTTTTTTTCCTTTCTTAGTTGCCATGTTCCATTTAAGTTTACTTGCACGATCTTTCATAGTAATGCCTAACAGATGATCTAGTTCGTGCAAGTAGCACTTAGCACTATACCCGTCAATTTTTACAGTTTGTTTTTCTAAATTTTCATTATACCATTCTGCAAGTATTTCTGTTGGGCGCTTAATTTTAACGTACACATTAGGAAAGCTCAAGCATCCTTCGATGTCATTTTGTGTTTCTTCTGTATACTGGAGTACTGTAGGGTTAATACATATTGTACTATTTTCTACACTGTCTCCCATAACAAATACTTTTGCGTCTAGTCCAATTTGATTTGCAGCAAGGCCAATGCCGTTGTTATCAATCATAAACTTAACCATTTCTGCTTTAAGTTCTACAGGATCAAATCCTGGATTCTCTAAGTCAACGTCTTTAACTTCACGTGCTAACATTTCATTTGGATATTTAATTAATTTCATAGTTTACTTTCCTTTACAACATCTTTGACTAATTGTACATCTACTGTTTGTCTTTTAAATCTAACACCCCAATGTTTCGGGTCTACAATATTGTAGATCATACTTAGTTGTTCATCATTAAAATTACCTAACATCTCTTTTCCGCTTTTGCAATTAAGCATCAGCCAAGGACTAATCTTTCCATCCTTAATATGCCATACTGCTCTATTAGGCGACGCATATAAGAAGTAATGATTCCACACACTATTATTTTCTTGTGCCCATTCTACCATAGTTTCAACACTACGTTCCAGTGCAGTCTCTACACCTTCCTTCTTAATAAGATCGGTTGCATATGTTTCATACATTTCTTCTCTGCACCAGTGATCAAGTTTAACGCCGCTGGTTACAACATAATTCATATACTTCTCAGGATACAACGGTTTTACATTAGATACAAAACTACCAAACTTTACAAATGCATTATAGTAACTGCTTTTGCAAAACTCTTCATAGGTTTTATCTTTTTTTGCACCTGCACTTAATTTATAAAATTGATTAAATGCATAAAACCCCAAGCGTACTCTGCGCTCATCCTTTTGCAATGCTCTGCGTTTCTTTTCACACAAGTGCGCCATAAGTGTACTCTCACGCACGTAGCCTGAGTTACAGTATTCACATACATATGGCTTAGAGCTTGATTGCAATTTCATGTTCCTCTGCAAGTGCTTTGAGTTCTTTTTTTGTAGATATTCTAGCAAGTAGTTCAACCTCGTCTGTTTTCATATTTGGATTTAGTTTTTCTAACAGCGACATTGCTTTGCCTGTGCTGCCGTCACGTTTCTTAAAACCAATCCAAGGATGGAATTCGTTCTTGCCTGTGTTGCCACACATACACAACAACTTCCATAATAACTTTGGATGACCTTTGTCCTTACTTACTCCAATATCGTTAAAGTGCTTGTTGTAGTATTCATTAGTTTTAAGCACAGCAAGCTCTTGCTTGTCACGACTACCTTGTATGCCACTGACATATCTATTCAACAACCAAAAGCTAATCTGCTTCTTATGGTCGTCTTCTAACTGATCCCATATTGTGCTTTCGCCATTGTCAATCCAACTGAGGATTTCTTTTATTGCAAGTTTTTCTGCTGCCATTCGATTACATCCCCCGGTGCGTTTATCTCTACTCCATTATAGTATACACTCAAACAACCAATTTGTAAACCGTTTTTTAACCAACGGAGTTGTTCTAGTTTCTCTACTTCTTCTATAATCTTAACAATAGAATCGTAACTTAAATCAAAATTATGTTTTGTTCCTCGTTCAACAGGACACCAAATGCAATTGGCATTACACCTATTGCTTAACGATAGATTAAGTTTTTTTAACATTTGTTACCTTTCATTATACCACCGCGTTAATTGTAGCTATAACCGCGTTAATTGTAGCTATATCTGCTACGACACTTTCAAAGTCGTCTAGTCGTAACATGTTAGGACCGTCACTAGGTGCGTTGTCTGGATCAGGGTGTACTTCTAAGAAAAAGTTGGTAACGCCAAGAGCACTAGCTGCGCGGCATAAGCCAGGAACATAATCCCTGTTGCCACTGCTAGAACCTCCAAGACCACCAGGCTTCTGTACGCTGTGTGTGGCATCAAAAACCACAGGCACCCTAAAATTATTAAGCATGTAATCAATGCCGGTGAAATCAACAACCAAGTTGTTATATCCAAAACTAGTTCCTCTCTCTGTGATCCAAAGCTCTTTGGCTTCGTCACATTTACTTAGTATACCTTTCATATCCCACGGAGCAAGGAACTGTCCTTTTTTAATATTAACAATTTTATCTGTTGCACATGCCGCTTGTACTAGGTCAGTTTGTCGACAAAGGAATGCAGGAATTTGTAATACGTCAACAACATCATAATGCACCATTAGGGCAATTTGTTTTATGTCATGTACGTCAGTAAGTATTTTAACACCGTGTACTTCTTTTAATATTTTAAAGTCGTACATAGTTTTAGAAAGTCCCATGCCGCGTTTGCCTTGCATACTACTGCGATTAGCTTTGTCATAACTTGCTTTGAAGTAGTATTCAATGCCGTACTTGGCACACACTTCTTTGCATCGTTGTGCAATTTGTGCAGACTGTCCTAAGGACTCGTGTTGGCAAGGTCCTGCTATTATTCTCATTTGTGTTCCTTAACTGTGTAATACGTTGTTACTAACTTGTCTAATAGCTTTTTTAATGTTGGATATTCTAAGCTCAGTTTACATAGCTCTTGCCACTCTGCATAGTTTAACAAGTCGCCTTGGGCTCTTGCTATTCCTGCAGGATCACCGCCTATGATCCAACGTGGTATTGTATTGTGCGGAGGGTCTCGATAATGAGCATACACAACACCGTCGTTGCGCTCGTATATTAATGCTTCTCCAGGTATCATTTTATTTGACAACGTTACTTCCTGAAGTACGTCTTACAATGTCATCGTGGTTAAACTCTGCCCAATACAACTCAAATGCAACACCATCTTCTAATCCTTCGAACTGATGAATCTTGCCAGGCTTCACTTGTGTAAAGTCTCCAGCCTCAAGAATAGTTTCATCAACTAGTCCTTGATCATCTTGCCAAACTCGAACAATCATCTTGCCCGACTCAACAAAGAAGCCATTCCATTTAAATTCGTGTGCATGTTCTGAACACTTGTATCCTGCATTAAAGTTAATGCGGTGGAACTCTAATGCTCCGTTAGCATGGATCAGTTCCGTTGATCCCCATACTTTGCCTGCTTTAATTCCCATCATAATTCTCCTTACATTAATAGGCTATATTCTATCACTTCGCATTGTCTACTTATATCCTTAACAAAAAATGCGCACAGAGGATTTTTACCTTCAGTGATTGGGATACTTAGTAGTTGTCCATTTTTCATTTTAGGAAAATACCATTTTACATCTGTATAGAAATTAGTAATTTTAATTTCTGCAAAGTCTGTTTTAAAACTACTTAATGGATTAAAAAGAAATGCTTCAAATCCTCTGTCATTAATACTAGTCAGTGGCAACACTTCTAGATCCATTCCGCTTTCGGAACACCCAACTGCAACACTCCAATCAACTGGCATTGTTACTTCATGCCCGCCAATATCCAACACCATTGCAGGTGCGCTGAATGATTCTAAGAAAATTAACGGAACAAAAAAGAAGTCAGGTTCTTTAGGGTTACTATTATCTAGTACACTAAAGCGTACATCATCTTCTATTGTTTCGGGTAAGTCATCTAAGTTAAAACACTCATTTTCTAATGTTAATATTCTCATAATTTAATTCCAGTCCACTTTCTCAATTGTAAATGGGTACTCAGCTTCTTTGTAAAATTTCTTACGTTGAGTTAAGTGTCGCTTCGCAAACTTGCATGTTGATGTCAAGTCCCAAATTTGTACGAAGTCTTTGTCTTTTGCCTTACGAACGCCTCTACCAATACTTTGTATTACTCTTACAAATGATTTGCCAGGCTCCAAGAGTACAAGATTAAAAATGCGAGGGATATTAAGGCCCACCGCTGCGACACCATATGTTGCAATAATAACTTCGTTAGTCCCCTCGCGAATTGTATCATATGTTTCCTTCCTGTCTTTTACTTTAACTGCACCACTTACGAAAGTGCTGCCGGGTATAAGTTCTGCCAGTGTTTGTCCTGCACTAATCCTGTCTACTAAGATTAGTGTGTTGCCTGTTTGTGATACGTTATTCATCATACTCGCAATGTATGCTAAACGTGCTGGATCTGATGTTAAGTATTTTAGTTCACCTTGATAGTCCGAATGTGCTACAACATCAATCAGCTGACATACATTAACATGACACGCTGATAGTACTCCTTGATCCTGTAACGACTTTGCTGTAATGCTTCCAACTACTGGACCTAAGCTTGCGTGAATACTTTCAAACTCAAACTTCTCTCTAGGCACTGTGCCAGTTAGTCCCCAACGAATCGGAGCGTTCTTTAAGTTGCGTGTAAGTAAGTTCTTTAGTACTTCTGCTTTGGCCATGTGACAGTTTGAAACTACAACATCATTTGCAATATAGTTATGGTCCGTTTCTACATGAAGATTATAAGTTTCGTGTGGCTTTTCGATTTCTTTTTTACTGATTAACTTCATAAAGTTTCCTAATTTTATTTTGTGTTTTAGTATCAAATTCGGTCAAATCATCAGGCATTGGCCGAGTTATAAAATATTCTTTATCTGCTAATACTAAATTATATCCATTAGCATTGCACCACTCTTCGGCGGTAGATATTTTAGTTTGTGTTTTTTGGTCATTAAAAAGTTCTCTAGGTTTTACTTCAATTGCAGTTTTAGTTTTATGATTAACAAAATCTATTATGTAAATATGTTCTTTACATTCAAAAACATAAGGTATTCTTAAAGTTTCATACTCGGCATCAGGATCGAAATATTGATAAAGTGATTCCCAGCTGCTTCTATATTTTTTATTTTTATAATACGAATCCCAATGAGTATTTCTATTATTAGAATTTGGAGTAAACTCTCCTGAAAGAATTTTTTCTTTCATTAAGTTACTTCTATATTCTTTTTGTTCTGCGGTCATCATTGTTCCGTACATGCCGTTTTTTGTGCCAGTATTAGCAACACTTATCTTTTCTTTTGTTTCAGCTGAATGCGGATAAGAATAAGGATAGTTTCCCTTCATATCTTTATTCCATGGCGTTCCTGTATTTAGGTTAGATTTAATTTTTTTTCCATGCTTTTCTTGGCATTTGATTCCGCCTTGCACAGAAGTCAAGGATCTACACTTTTTTTCGGCCAATTCTCTGTCATCACTATTGATACTGTAAAGTATGTCAAAATTTTCTTTCCAAACATTATCTCCTGACATTACTCGTTTCTTGCAAAGACGCACGTCTCTCTCAGACTCAAGGATTAATCCATTTGATAGAATAACTTTTTTACCAGTTATTTTTTCTGCTTGCAGTTTTTGATGATTTATTTTTAAAACTTTATTAAAGTTTTCTATATCAAATTGTTTTGCCATAAATACTTCTCCTTTAGCTATATGTATTTATGTCAATAATTTCTAAATCTTCAGTTAATTGGTCTGCTCTAACCCAGCCATTGTCTGTTAAAAATTTATGGTTAGCAGTAACTTTAGTTTTTATGCCGTTGTCAAACTCTATCTCTAGCATTTTTTCACTTTGACTATGTGTTAAGTTTTTATGAACTTTAACTACTGTATCTTCTTTGTATTGTTTTGTTTTTTCACATAGATTAATTACTTTGTCGCCCGCCTTTAAATCTTTAATAGGCACTTGACCACTTGGTGTTGTGATAAGAGTGTTGCCATCAAAACATTCGTCAACAATGATTGTAGATACCTCTTCTAAGAACTCTGCAAGACTTAGTGCTGCTGTGCCGTCCTTGTTTTTCTTGTCAAGTATATTTAAACTTTGCCAAGTACAAATTGTGTGAGTCTTACCTAGCATCTTCCTGTCGCCGAAGTACACACCAACGTCGAGCCCACAGTTAACATAGTCTTCTTCTGTTTGTTCTACTAACGACTTGTTAGGAACAATAACTATGCTACGTCCGTAAGGCTCAGTTATATGACTTAGAGTTGCTGTGGTAATTGTATTATGATGTAATACTCCGTCTGCATCATAATATAAGTACGGTGCATCTATTCCGATATCGTAAAATGTAGTATCGTCAATATTGTTAATACTACTAACCTTAACATTCCCGTTAATAGTTTCTACCGAGTCGCCAATTGCTAATGAATCTGCAAATACGTCTGCATTATTATATCTTAATATATGCTTATTAGCACACTTTATTTCTACACCATTTGCAAGTAATAGTTTTATGCCTTCTAACTTTTCTTTTTTAATTATAATATTAATAGTAGCAGTTCCTGATGGTGTATTAACTTTACAATCAAGATCTTTAATATTAATTTCGCAGTTATCGTTTAATAGTACTCCTTTG